CCGCAGCAACAGCTTTAGAGACTGAACCGAACGTCGGGTGGCTAAACGCACCGACCAGATTGGCATAATCCAAATCTGTGACTATAGAGTCATGCGTGGCGTACGCAAGAGGTGCACGCCTCTTAGCGTCATCTAGCGATTCGGTATTGGTGCCGCCAGAACTTGGGGTGACATTCCTGAACAATACCGGGACCGGCGCAACATACGGATACATTGGCGTCTGTGGCCTCTGCTCGTTAATAGTCCCAACACCTATCCGTCCTCTGACACCACCGCCGACACGATAAGTGCATTTAATATCAGCCCCAGCGACGGGAATAACACCAGTAGTATTGTCGCCAAACAAGAATTCAACTCGGTTGTCGAAGATTCTAACCTCATAAGCCTTCCCGTTGGCCGTGGCTCTCTCAATCGTGTCTATCTGGTTCCATTCCTCGGTGACACTACCGAGTGTCACCTCGACTTTTATTGGACTCTCCAGTACATTACTATTAGTATTGATGATAATTTTCTGATTAGCAGAGCCGTCACTAGACACAGTGTTTTGTTCAGTACGCCCTTCAACACCATATACTATCACTGCACGTTTCCCAGTTGGGATAACAATATCGCCTGTCAAATCTGTTGGCGACCTATAAGCTTCATATGTGATTGAGGTACCATCATCACCGGCAATTGCAAATTGCAAACCAGCCGCAATATGCACATCAGACCCAACTGGGTTCGTCAGCGAGCACTCGATATCAACTATCGCTGGGGTAGCCCGACGAATTTTTTGATTTATTAGTGCTAGATGATTCGTAACAGCTTCAGAAGTCGCCGATGTTGGTAAAAAGCCCTCATTAGCAAGAAGGTCGCTCCTAAGCGACAACACCGCAGTAACATACGACAACAGCTCAACGAGCATTATGACTCCATTATTACTAACAAAGTCATTAAAATCGTCTGGGAAGTACGTTTTGATGTATTCTATTACCGCACGTCTAGAAGTCGCATAATCCAGTGCGCTAAAGTCGATTTTACGCAAATCCGACGGGGGAAGCAGCACACTGAATTGATCAGGTGTAATAGGAAGATCAAATAAGGTTGGTGTGGTCATGCCTGCTCCTGGGTGCGTTGGAATGGCAGTTCCAATTCTAATTCAAAAGTATTGTTCGGCTCGTTGGTATAAATGCCTCCAACGCTTATCTCTAGCAAATTTGTATCTTCATTAATAGCCACAGTAACAGTAACATCGACTCTAGGTTCGTAAAGCGATATTTGCCGTTCAACATCATCTTTTATCGCTTCAGCAGTGGTATCAATTGCAAGTTCAAATAAGCTTGCGTTGATTATAGTACCCCAGCCTGGGCGCATAACCCTCTCACCCTTTGAGGTCCTAAGTAGCTGCAATAGATCATTCTTGATGATCCTATCACCAGCTTGGCGGGACAGAACGTTCTGTTGCCCACCAAAGAAAGGCGGATAATAGCCGTAGTATTCTTTCGCCATTAGTCTATCAACGGTGCTAAAGCACGTAGTTCAGTATGTTTTATGTCGACCTGTGCCGGTAGTAGGTTAATTTCTATTATATCTTCGTTGAGTGTAATCTCCGCTGCTGCCTTGCGTTCTAAAACTTTGATTTTATATTCTATTACCGATTGGCTTCCAGGATCCTTGGCCAGAATAACATCAAGGCCTTCTACGACCAGGTCAGCCTCATTTATTATTCGCTGTTGGCTAACTATATCAACCTTCAAATCATCCTCCCGCTTTTGGAGGCCCTCAAGCTCAAGCAATACTAACTTCTGTGTGGCAACAGCATCTAATTCAATAGATCCCAAATCATCATCAGTCAAGCCGATATTATTCGCATCAACATAATACTGATCGTGTTCTGTCTGCAATGCAGTAGGAACTATCTCTACATCTTGTATTGACACATCACTAAAGCCAAAAACCTGCCCGGTGTAAAACATCTGGTTGCCAGTTTCAACCCTACCAGGTTGGTTGTCTTTTACTGTGAATACCAGAGACCCATAATTACCCCTTCTCAGTACGCTGGGAATCGTCCTGGGATCACGCTGCCTCATCGCAATTCCAGTTGGTATCTGGTCGAAATTTAGTTGTGATCGCGGCGGGTCGGTACTACTAATTGTATAAACAACACTAGTAGAGTCAGATGGCTCTTTCGGTAAAACAACTGCGTATGAGCCCGTGGGGCGGTCTAATATCATTAACTAAGCCTATTGTCTGGTTCTATCCTTTGCGGGACAGGTTCCATTGTTAGATTTGACACAGGTGCACCACCGCCGGATGGCTGGCCTATACCCCTACCATTAGGATTAAGTGGTTTTTCAGCAGTCGGGAAGTATGCATATACATTCTTAGCATTGATATTTGCACTAGTTTTCATTGCGCTGGCATCGAAAGTATAATTCGCCCCTCCGGCATTCAATCTAATTTCGTTCGCCTTCATTTCTATTCGGTTTGCCTGCATGCCTATGACTTTTCCGGCCATTATCTGCACGTCTCCGGCACAATATATCTGTACTTTGCCGGATTGGGCATTATGCAGGACGATATTATTGTTAGCATCATCCAGCCATATATGTATATTCTTACCTTGCTTGGCACGCCATATACCTAATGAATCCTTGCGGCTAAGCCACATACCACGGTGGTCGTGGTCGACTATTTCAGACCACGGATCGTCGACTGGAGCATCATGCATCTCAATGCCAGCATGCTCGCCAGATGCACCATCGCCAAGCTTACGGCTCTTTGAGCTTTCGCCCTTACCAGCACGTGTCTTAAATCTAATCGCCTCCCGGCCATGATCTATAAGTAGATGGTGCGTGGAGCTGGCTGGAGATAAACTGTCGACGGATTCTTCTAGGAATTCGTTGTCATCTAGGTATTTCCAAGGAGTAGGCAAAGTCGGGAGCCTGGAGCAGATTGCCATCAACTCTTCGTTGTCATCCATCTCCATCGTTTGGCCCATAGGAGTACCCCATGTTGTGCTATTCCTATCCGGCCTTTCATCAAATTGCCAATAATGCCCCCTAGGGTCGCCGCTCTTTTTACCGTATGGGGGATCTTCATACTTAGTACCAGGCGTGGCCCTCCCCTTTACGAGCACGCCTATACCAATTTCTTCATTAAGTCTACTTGGTGCAGACGAACTGTATGGGGGTAAGTATTCACCCCCATCATGGCTACCCCTATCATCAAGTGCTATTTTTATGCCGCTGCGCGTAACGAAACGCAGCATCCGCATATCGCGGTCGCCAGACTGGTTCCAGGGAGTCTTGGTTTTGCCATATTGATCTTCTCTGTCTAGATAGACATCCTTCGCTTCATCGATCAATAATCTATTAGTAAATTCGTCATTCTCCGGGTCGAACCCGATATCGGCGAGTTCAATTAAGTGTCCACCTTTCGTACGCAGCTTAACCCATCGCTCATCATCGCCGCTGCCTATATTACGTCTCTTCTCGTCATCCCATTCTTTTTTGCGAGTCTTATTCCACCCAACATCACGCATCTCAAACTTATGGCCGAGGCGCGTAAGATGCATCATCTTACGCATATCATGCCCAGTGGCACTATCTTCGTGCAACACACGCTGCATATAAAGCCATCTTTTTATCTCATATTCCCCATCATTATCAAAATCCCCCTCGAATTCACCGTTGTCTGGGTCGCTTTTTTGCCAGGCGTATCCAGCATCAGATTGCAAAATAATCATGCCGTACTTGGTCATACGACACATCATCTTAGAATCAGGATTATTGGGGAGGGGAGGTTTCTTGGATTTCTGGAATGTGCTCTTAGTTATCGCATCCGCACCAGGTGGCGGAGGGGCGACGGCGTGTTCTACCGGGAAAAAGCCGGTAGAATTATGTATATCTAGGTTGCCGTATCTATCCTGCCATCCGTGGTTATATGGCCTGCCATCCTTCGGCAAGTAGTCAGTATCATAATCAATAATAGGGTCTTGTATCTTGCTAGTCTCATCAAACGAAATCTGCGTCGCACCGTGTATCGATGGCAATGGGTAGAATCTGCGTCGTGTAGGATCCGCAAACCCCGTATAGATGGGGCCATATGGGTGGTTCTTTTCAAATGTGACCCATATATAATCACCTATGCATGGGTACGAGAATCTGCCGCATCCTTTTGTGCCAAGATCTACAGACGGCACAGCCCACGGGCATTGTTCCGGCTTCAGATCCCAGTCATGCAATTCTGGTATCTTGAACCTAACCCTGCGCATCCGCAATGGGTCATCAGTTTCAACAACCACAGCACGATACGTACCCGGGAACCTCAATTGTAGAGGCGCGGTCCTTTCCTTATAAAAACTCTCCCAGACTAGGTTTAGATTATCCATATCTCACTAAGTTTATTGATTTGGTTCTGAGCCAAACACTAAACCAGAAGCTGGGATCGCGACTTCATCACCAGCTCTGGGCCAGTTCACGCTCGTAGCATTATTGAAATATACAATCGCCCACCAAAAATCCGGCGAACCTAGATACTCATTCGCAATCATATCCGGCCTACCGGCATTTGCCACATCAGCCACGATAGTCAGCTGCGGATCGCTATTTAGCCACGTGAAACCTGCCCATCGCCCCAAGGTCTCTCGGCCTTCATGGACCACAGTTTCAGTGTTTTTATACCTTGAGTTTAATGGCAGTCTTATAGCCATGCCAAACCAATCCGTGACGTCTTCTTAATATTGACTATTTTCACCATCGGTTCGCCGTCTTTAGTCTCACCTTGCGACCATAGTTTGAGCTTCATAGACAAATCAGTCCTTAACGGATATTGCCCATTATTGTCGCGGATTATAGTATCGCCATGCTTCACGTTGATACCCATACCTCTAAAACTCCACCACCCATTCCCATTACCAACTACATGGTACGCTCGGAATTTAATCACTAAGTTGTTCGCGTTATTCGCGCCAATCGTGCCAGCCATCGTGGCATAAAAATATCCCCTTACTTTTTTGACTTTCTCGGCAATGCTAGCTGTATCCCAGTTTTTAGCACCAGTAACTATATAGGTCCAATCTAGCGCAATTTCACGTGGCCCGGAACCTGCAAACATTGCTATAGGTTCAACATTCTTTGCATCTTTTTCTTTGTACTTAGCTTCCTTATTGTCAGATCTAATAGTGGCCGGGAATTGGAATTGCACCCTGCCAGCAGGCCTCCGACCGCCGGTCATTTCCATCATAACCGACCCCGCAAGACTCCTATCTATCTCCATTATCGTGAATGCCATTATCTATCACCTATTACCATTGGTTCGCCGTAGAAGCTAGGCCTTTTCTACTCTCAGCTATCTCTGGCAGCCATTGCTGCACACCATCACGAATCTGACTCACAGCTTGTGCAACGCTTTCATCGGAGGATAACAACTGCACTTGTGCAACCAGATTCGCGATCCCATCGCGTATCTCTCCGAGAGTAGCGGATTGATTCGCACGATCCTCTTCTTCCCTCTTTCTATCTTCTAATTCCGACCGCACAGTCACAACAGCACTCGACTTTACCATCTCATCAAGGCCAGTAATGCGGAGGAGCCATAAGCTATTAACAACACGGCCCAAAGCCGATGCAATCCTATCGGTGGACATTTCTACCCACGAAGCATAATAAGATAACCCAGACCCAACAATAAACAGCGCGTGTGTTGTGGCCTTAGCAAGCTTGACCATCTGTTCGCCGCCAGACGTCTTCGACAAATCCAGCATCCCCTTCAGCAATACGAAGGTATTCTGTAAACTATCACCAATACCAGCCGCTACCTCCCCAGCAAATTTCAACATAACCATTGCTTTTGCCACAGCCCAGGATACACCAACAAGGGCATCAGCATTGGTCCATCCAGCCTGCATTGCTCCTTCTTTTATCGCAAACATAGCAGCATTAAAGTCGTTAGCAATCACTCTTAATAATGGCAATGCCGCAGCATTGCGTTTGATAGCACCAAGTATACTATCAAGGCCAGACCCAATGCACATACCCGCGAAGGGGAATCTCTTATACGGAGAATCAATTACCCTCGTCATTGCTGAGGTCAATTCATATATTCCCTTGCCGAATGACTTCATTTTGCCTTCAAGCCCACTAAAAATTCCGGAGTATTCATCAATTGGCTCAAATATATTGCTTAATGCTATCCCAATTAACCATCCAGCAACTGCGGCAAGGGCTGCTGGGGCAAGTGCTAAAGCTAATACCCCCACCGCAATCGCTAATGCAGCACACGCCGGTACTAGCGTGAACATCGTCCCAATAAATGGATCAATAGCAGCAAGACCCTTCGATATATTAATCATCGCCGGTTCAAACATGACAGCAAAAAGCCACAGCGCACCACCAAGTGCAATCAAGCTAACCCCCAATACTGCTGCACCAATCGCTATCGGTGCCGCCAGCAGCCCAACTAATGCAGCCACACCGGCCAAACCGCCAAGAATCACAAACGCCTTTCCTATAGTCCCCCAATTAATCGACTCCATCTTTGATATGCCGTAAGCTGCCCCAACTAGAGCAAGCCCGAGAACAGCTAGCACACCAGCCATGATCAATATATTCTTTACATTGCCCTTCATCATAGATGCTGATTTCCCAATAGCCATCATCGCGCCACCAAGAACAAGCAACGACCCAGACATCTCTATAAGTCTACCAGGATCGACTATCTGCGATGCATAAGCCAGGCCAATCAACGCCAGACCCAATGCCCCAATGACCAGGATTGCCTTCCCAATTTCTTTCCATTTCAAGCTAGACAGGCTCTTTATAAAATCTTTTATACCTTCACCAACGCCCTTCAATGGCTTAGTGATTTCTGCTGCCGGGACTTTTTTGAATTTATTAAAGAAGCCACCTATCGCACCAGTCAAGCCCGCAAACCACCCAGTCGCGGCAGATATAATCTTCAAGCCCAAAAATGCCTTTCGTAAGGCCCATATGACAGGGATGGCAGCAACTAATGCCAAAACCAACCATTTGAATCCAGGTATAGCCATCACAACGGCGTGGACCCAGTTCAGCACTTGTGCCACTGATTCCACAATCGGTGCAATTATATCTATGAAAATCTTCTTCAATTTCTCGAGCGTGACGCTCCATTGGTACGCCGCGTCTTGGGACTTCCTGTTCTTATCAAACTTATCCATCTCAGCAGTAAAGTCTTTGCCAGCAGCCATTGCCGCTCTTAAAGCCGGAGCAGTTTTGTATTCCGTGGTTTTTGCAAATTCAGCAAACGTCTTATCCATCTTCTCGATCTGTTCATAAGGCAGACCATATATCTCTTTCGATAATTGGTTCTTAAGGAAGAGTGGCATCCCTTCCATACTTTCAAGTGCCTCTTTGGCATTTGCCCCCATAGTCAAGAACATCTTGCCCGGATCGTCTAGATTTATTCCATCCTTCAATAGCACAACAAATTGTAATGCATCATCGGTGAGCGTCTGGAACACCCCAGAAAGTTCTTGTATATCTATTCCAGCAGCCTTAGCAGAACCAGCAATGGCCCACATCCTATTAGATGATTTCTCAAATGCCTCGTCGGTGTTGCCAATACTTGAGGCCAACACACGCGAATTCTTCGAGAGGTACTGGTTTATGGAATCAACATCTTTACCAGTCAGGCCGTATTGGGCCATAGCAGCACGAGCATTATTAAAATGCTTCTGGACTACCACAGAACTACGCCCCAGAACCTGCCATTGCTTCATCAATGCGGCGGCGGCATCCGTAGACGCCCCGGTCGCAGCGTGAAAATCAGTCAGCACGGTAGTTGATTCTGCGAAAGACTTTGAATCAATAGCGACCCCAGAAAGTGATTTAGCGGCAGCTTGGGCCTCAGCTTGGAGTGAACCAGTATCAGCAGCCGCTTGCCTCGTTACGGCCGATATGTCCTGTAGGCTACCATATAGTGCGTAGTTTTGGTATCTCCATTCGCCAGCCTGCTTCGCATTCGCCGTGAACATCGATGCCCAGAATCCGATCTGTCCACCAATACCCGCGAATTTAGCAATTCGTTCGGCAACCGGCTTCAACCCGAATTTATCGAGAACTACTAAGGCTTTCGACCATGCAGAGGTCGCCTCCTTAGCTTTATCCACGCTATTCCGTAAACCATTAATTTCTGCAAGTTGCTTACGGTAAGCTTCCAGCTGGGTTGGTGCTAAAGCCGCACGCTGTGCATCAGTTTTAACCGCGTCCCTTATTTTCTTCTCTTGTTCATCAAGAATCGCCAATATGTCTTGGTGCTTTTTAGCGTCATCTTTATGTAATTCAAATAATAGCCTGGCCTCAGTCACCTGTGATCTGATGCCACGCAATCCGGCGTCAGCCATCCTTATTTGCTGGGCCACCACATCTGCAGATTCTCCGAGATTTGTGGCGAAGGCCTCAGCTGCCTTCGAGGTGGCATCAATAACATCGAAAAGCTCCTTGAGCTTATCGGAGTTAATGATAAAATCAATATTTAGTTCGTAAGAACCGTCCATTATAATGAAGCAGCATCCCAATCCAGGCGGGCCAGGTATAAGTCAGTTTCCCAACTCGCAGTAGTAGTTCTTAATTTATGATGCCAACCATAAATTAACCAATCACCATCAATAAATCTAGGTTCAATCCCGCCTTCATCTTCTTTAGGCGGTTTCATCCACCTCAACGTAGCTTTGGTCCTACCAAGTTCCGAAGAATCATATAACCGTGGCTGTCCACGCACGGTCACACGCATGCGCATCAACAAGTTAAGCATCTCAATATATTTCTGCCGAGCACGCCCGTCGATATATCTATCATAAGTGTACCCGATATCACCAGCGCTATACACCTCAGGGACAGACATTATGTGTGTCCAACCCCTCTTGGTGTCCTTTGGCTTAGTGAACCCCTCATCGCTACTAATCTTTGGGTTTTGTTTGTTTTCTGTGTTTTCGTCCTTAACATAAACAGCTTTCTCATCCTTATCGATTACTTTATCCCAATATTGCCCAGAAATCGCAGATATGCCACTAGTTATAAGTTTTATGTTTAAGGCGGATAGCAAGTTATCTGTCAATATCTCCCAATCTAAAACATCAGCCGCCGGAATTTCATTCAGGCCGCCATAACTAAGAATAAACGGGCCGCCGTCATCCGGCAAGGTGTTTGGATAACTCAAATTTGAGGAATATGATTCCTTAACCCCTATCGTAAGCGTATTCTCTTCTTGACCACTAGAAACAATCCATGATGTTTTGTGCTTTGTAAAGGACGATGACCAATCAAGCAGCGATGAAATAAAAGTTTTGGGATCTTGCCGCATCATCCAATAGGTATTCGGCTGATCGTCTGTATCGTCGACATCAAATTTAACAGAATACCCGCCCAAGGTTTCGGGCACGTATTCCTTCAGTACCTGGCTGATCACACCATCCGACCCACCAAGCTTGCCGAAGTATGCAGCACCGGAACACTTGCCAGAGTTGACATAATACGATATCGGGTCAATTGCTATAAATTCGAACGCACCGCCATAACCCGAGTCCCCAGTCGCGTGCATATCTGATATGAACGCAACGCGCTCTCTGCTCTCAACACCGCCGCCCCATGCTAATTTGAATGTGATGAGCATGGGCTCTACAGATGTTGAACCTTGGCGGCTAACCTTAAGGAATGATTTACTACCCGTATCGACCATCTTATCTAGTATCTGGAAATATGGGTCTGTAACGCACGCACGCACTATAAACCCACCATTGACCAGGCTTTTCCATTCGAATCTTTGGACTAAATAGCCTACCTCCAAATTGCCTATCTTACAGTCCACAAGCCATGCTGGGGTAGATGGAGTACTCATATTGATTCCTTAAAATATGTTTTATCGTATATATTGTATAAGATGAAACTATACTGGGCACAATATAATCCTGCATCGGGCAAGTCGAGACGGATGCTTTTATTGGTGTTAGGCACCAATAATGGTAAATTACATTGCCTAGATGCGGACGCGTTAGACAACGAGGATAAAGAATTCATCCGCACCAAAGCGGGCCATTTCGACAAGATGGTATTGAATGATAGAATTGCAATGTTAAAGGAACTACGTCCAAGAACATTGAAACACTTCAAAACTATATACCTAAAGAATATAGTTATTGAAAGTGAATACTCTATTAATTCGAAGGCGAAACCATAAACTGTATCACTAATTCACGTGTTAGTGGCTTAATCCGCTCTTCAAATATATCCCGAATCTTACCCCATTTTGCTAACTTCTTCTGCCCTATATCATTCCAATCCTTCGTGTATTTGTCCTTCCCGCATTTCAGCTTGGGCGGCAACGCATAGAAGATCTTTTTGAAGTATGGCTGCAATAATCTATAATTAGAAACCATACTTTTCTGGCCAGCTTCATCATTATCTGGCGATAATATTACCCCATTGACCGGGTTTAAAGCACGTATCTTACGCACCTGGGCAGCGGTCAGGATAGCACCACCGCTAGCCACACTCTGCGAACCCAGCGTCATGCTGTCGAAGATAGCTTCCGTTATGATTATATAGTCACTAGGTTCCACCATATCAAACCCATATATAAACATGCCCTTCGTAACACCGACAGCACTCGGAGGGAAGCGGAAGAATTTGTTCATCCTATCGCGTTCTTGCCAATATACCAGCGACCCATATTCATAATACGGCCATACCACATGTAGAGAATAATAGTATAATTTATATCGTTCAACCATTTCAGATGTGACGCCACGATTCTTCAGCCATGCCAATAGCATCTTCCCGTTCAAAGAATCATGATCTTCCCACAACGGCAAACTACCAGGCGGCAGTTCCAGGTCGTATTTTTCCTCTTTTTGCACCACCTTGCTTCTAAATAGTTTATTGTATAAAACACTAAGCTTTACTTCTTTACCGCATATTTCTTTAGCTGCTTCTACGAATGAACAGTTACGATATAGTTGTACGAATCTTAGAAATGTGCACGGCTTATTGCCAGCCCACTCATTCCCGCGCCAATCGTGACACGTCGCCTTCTCGGTGCTTATATTAAAATTATACCCACTATCAACATCGAATGGGTTATTGATGGTATACTCTGCGCCGCCCTTGCGTGTCTTATAATCGAAGTTATCTTCGACCCATGACGCAATTTGTTCTGGCTTTGGTTGGAATCGATTTGATTTCGGCATACTTCTATAATACTACAGACGCTGCTTCAATATGCCATTACGATTTATCGCATTTAGGACGTACTGCTTATATTCAGTCGTCCCTTTCTTGATAGCCACGATGGTAGGGCCGTTTAGACCGCAGTTAATACAATCATATGTATATGGGGTGTAATCTAGGTCATTGTTTCTAAATATGAAAGTATAATATTCACTCGCGTTGTAGCTACGTTCCCACAACATCTGTTGCGGGGTTAACTTGCTATACATTACACGATCAAAAAGATACCGTTGTAGCTTCAGATACTTATAATTATTCGGGGTCGGCTCGCTACTATCACTCAGCTCATATGGCACATACCCGACAGTTTCGATTGCAGACTCGACTGTTATCAATTCAGCGTATCGATTTTGTGCTACTGTCGTAAAACTCATTCGGATGGCACCAATTGCTCAAACGGTATAGATCCAACTCCCAGACAGTCGGGGTTTTCTATGAATAACACAGATCCGTTCTCAAGCGAACCTTCGGCGACAAGCGACCCAATTGCTTCGCCATCAGCTTCTGCATCGTAAAATGGGGTACCATCAACAAAGACATCACCCTCTCCACCGTCATCAACAGTATCATCATAAATAACCGATGACAATAAGGTGAATTCACCATCACCAGCATCATCAACTTCTTCAGTATATGTAGTTATAGGATAAACTTGCTGAGTAGTATCGTCCTCGTCATCGGATATAGTCAGAGTCAGCCTTCGCCGGTATGAATTCGTGCCGGACTTGTAAGCTGAGTATGTATGGCTCGCAGTATAGCTGCCACTTACATTATGTGTTGCAGCGGTCGAAGAACCGTCGCCCCACCCGATAACCGCGATAAAAGTATCATCCACACCAGCATCAGTAAATGAATATTCTACTTCAACTAACCCAGTGTCGTTATCTAATTCTGCATCAAAGGCAGTCACAACTGGAGCAGCATTTACTATATCTATTACGCCGCCATAGCCGGTAGTTGCTGTCCCATCATAAACCTGTACACCCAAACCATAATTACCATCCTCACGATATATATGCTGATATGTTTTGCTATAATTTGGCGGCGCAGACGGCACATTATAATATTCTACGTTACCATCACCCCACTCTACAGTAACCGTGTGTGCAACCGCTACAGCATTTGTCCATTGGACACTTATAGAAACGTTCTGGCCTTCATATATAGGCGCAGGATTAACAACTGTATAAATAAGCGCCGACACGGACATTATAATATTCTCACTACAACCGCGTTAGCAGCGAAATCCAGACCATCACCATTGTATATCGGTCGCGATTGTGTTAATTGTAAGGCATATAGTAAATGCCCGGCAACAGCGGCATCAAATATGCCAAAGTGTGTTATGCTACCCCAATTCCCGCCACTAGCTGTGAATGACATGGCAGGTGCACTAATTGTATAAGCACCATTGGCAATTTGGTTCAACCCAGTCACCAGCACACGATTATAGCCGTCGCTAGGTTCTGATAATGATGCATTGCTTGCGCTAACAGCAGTGCCTACACCACCATAGACTGCAGCTGGCACCGCCAATACAACATTGCGCAGGGTAAAATCGATAATACCATTTCGTAAATACAAACTAAATGCACCGGATGCAGATATATCAAGATCACCAGCCTGAATCTTAAATATCGAGCTGTAAGCAACGAATTTTTGCAGCGGCAATACACCCCACCAAAGCATATTACCAGCAGCTATAGAATCAAATATCGCCACATGGCTTACCGTTCCCCAATTAGCATTCGCGGCTGGCCACGTTATGGCAGTGAGATTATAAGTCACCCCATCGACGGCGGCAGCTAGACCGGCTGGCTGCAAAGCTTGCCTGGCATAATTCGATCCAGTGAATTCTGTGTATGTTGTGCCGTCTTGCGACATTTCAGATAAAAGCGCGACATAAACCGGGGACGCCTGGGCATATGCACCTATTCCTAGCGTGTGCCTTATTAGCTGCTCTTCTAAGTAGTTTGATATATTCATGATTTATGATATCGTCAAAATGAAATCGCCACTGACACGAGTTGAACCATCCGGTAGCATCACCATTACTCTGTACTTGTACGTGCCTTGGAAGAACCTACAAGTATTGAGGTTATAACTAAGGACCCATGGGTTACTCCTAAACGAACCTTGGCGAACCTTTATCGTACATTGCTCATTTACAACTACTGGTTCATTATTCTCTGTCCAAATAGATATTGTCGGAGTTAGATATGGGATTATTGGTGCGACTAAGTTGTAGTTATAATTATATAATGGGAGCGGCATTACGCCGATTTCAAGCGGCCGACTCTCGGGTTTTCTGAATTTAATATCCAACGGCTCAAACCCAAATCTTATTGTGTCTAAACCGCCATCAACGTACCAATCAGCTGGATATACCCAGAATCTATTGCATTGCTCTAGAAGGTCATCAGTGTGGGTCGATAAATCTGTCCCGCCTGGGTCAGAGCCAAAGTAATACCACACATCGAAATAAATATCAGGAACCACTGCGTCCGTAGGAACTAACCAAACCAATCTATACCGACCAGTGGACGGATCACTAACATCAATCGTTGCTTCGGTGCAATCGGGTGGGGACGGGCATTGTTCATTTGGTTCCACAATATCTGGCTGCCGCACGAGAGGCAATGGATACGCTGTGCTACCGGGGTCCGCTATACTAATGGCGTCTACGATATTGTCGCCAGATACACTACCCCTAAATATCTCTACTCGATATACGGCATATGGGTCAGCCCTTTGGCCACCTAAGTAAAACGTGACATCAAGGTTAACATCATGCCCGCGTCTTGCTGAAATACGATTATATATTGCCATTATCAGCCCTCATACCATATATTTGAATCCCATTCTAATGAGGGCCGGACGGATTAGCCGCTGGCGTGTGTGAATTGGCGGATTGGCGTTCTTGCTCTTCTTGCGCCTTTTTCAGTCGCTCGATATACCAAGCCCTGTCTTCGGATGTTAATAAATCCTGCTCAAAAATCGATAATTTGCCATGCGTCTTTAGTTGGTACATCTGCTCCAGCAAAAACTTATATTCTCTCTCAAGTGACTCCGGGTTCTCTAGTGCTCGCTGGACGAAAAAAGGATTCGGTGATAGGCAGGTCAGTGGTCATCTCATTCTTGCATTCCGGGCATGTCATCTGTATGGCCGTATCGATGCCTGGGGTATTCTCGCGCAAAAATTCTCGTATCGCGCTGCTATCCCGGGCATGAATCCTATCACTCTCAAACAATGCCCTCAGTCTAGCCTTATCTGTTACCTCGTCGGGGAACCCCTTGCCGCCAAATGCCTCAACTACCAGAACCAGATTATCAGT